AGGTGCTATTGAAGAAAATGTTCTTTTTGTTAACCGTCAATTCTCATTTGATATTGATGATATGTTAGCTGCTCAAAACTCTTATGGAGCGGGTGGTACATCATATGGTCTATTTGACAATGATGAAGAAATGGCTCTTAACTTAGGGTTCACAGGATTCCGTAGAGGTTATGACTTTTATAAGTCTGACTGGAAGTATTTAAATGATGCTTCAATGAGAGGAGATACTGTTGGTGGTGGAATCAATGGACTTTTAGTTCCAGCTGGATCTACTTCTGTATATGATCAAATCTTAGGTAAAAATGCAAAGCGTCCATTCTTACACGTTAGATATAGAGCGTCTGAGACTGAAGACAGAAGATATAAAACTTGGATCACTGGTTCTGCTGGTGGAGCAAGAACATCTTCTTTAGATGCAATGCAGGTTAACTTCTTGAGTGAGAGAGCTTGTTGTACTTTAGGTGCAAACAACTTCTTCTTATTCCAAGATGCATAATCAGTAATATTCAAGGGGGAGGATTAACTTCCTCCCCTTTTTTTAACTTTAATTAAATTATAATAAAATGAGAAAAACACAAACATACTCCGCTAAGAGTTATAAACTAAAAAACGGGCGATCTCCATTAGCCTACATGCTTTCTTCACACCATTCTAAGAGATCTAATCTTTTACATTTTGATGAAGAGACTGGTCAAAATCGAGCGTTAAGATATGCTCGTAATCAAAAAAGCCCATTTGAAGATGAACAAGATGGGAATATAATAATGGAACCTATTATTTTTGAAGATGGATTATTACATGTTGCAAAGCAGAATCAAGTGCTTCAACATTTTCTTTCTTTACATCCAGCAAACGGACAGTTGTTTGAAGAAATAAATCAAGCTAAAGATGCTTCTGAGGAATTAGAATTTGAAAACATTGTTTTAGAGGCTCAAATTTTAGCTCGTGATTTATCAATAGAAAAACTTACTACTATTGGAAGAGTGTTATTAGGCGCTAATGTAGATACTATGAGTACTGCTGAATTAAAAAGAGATGTATTAGTTTTTTCAAGAAATAATCCGGTAGAATTTATAGATATGTTAAATGATCCAAGTTTACAAATTCAAGATGATGTTGTTCTTTTCTTTCAGAACAGTCTATTAACTTTAAAGAATAAACAAAGAGATGTATATTTTAACTTACTTAATAATAAAAAGAAATTCTTAACAGTTCCATTTGGTGAAGACCCTTATGATATTGTGGCTTCATATTGCCAGACAGATGATGGGATTGAAACCTATAAACTTTTAAAAAGAAAGTTAAAAGGGGAAGCTCCTAAATTTGAAATTGAGAATGATATAAAAGAAGTCAAGATAGGTACTGAACCTAAAAAGAAAAAGAAGGCCTCTAAGTCTTAAGGAGGAGACACTTAAGAGAGCACCTTAATAGGGTGCTTTTTTTTTGTTTATATTTGCACTTTATTAACTAAAAATTTTTATATTATGGAAAAATTCCTAAAAATTTTGGTCACAGCAAGTGACCTAACAGCAGGCTACAGATATGTTAGCTTGAATGATGTATTACAAGTAGTACAAGCGTCTACTACTCAAGTAACTGTAACTTACAGAAATGCTGTTGCGGCAGCGGACGTTTTAACAATTACTCATGATGCTATTGCTGCAGATACGCACACTATGAGAGACTGGTTTACTGACAGTATGGAAGTGGCTTATGCTCAGTCTTGGCAAAAATCGGCTGTAAATGCTATTTCACCAATGGCAGATAATGCAGCAGGCACTGCTCCTGTAACAGTAACAGGTATTGCATTAGCATAATTCTTACTCGTATATTAAGAGAGGTCTACAAAAAAAGTAGACCTCTTTTTTTTTACTATCTTTGTGAAAATGTTTATATACTATGCCAGCATCAATTAATGAAGTTAGAAATACGGTTTTAGCAATAGCAAATAAAAATAACTACGGATATATTTCTCCGCAAGATTTTAACCTATATGCTAAGCAAGCGCAGATGGATATGTTTGAAGATTATTTCTATCAATACAACCATTGGGTTAACAAAGAAAACAATAGGGTTTCAGGAACAGGGTATGCAGATATAGTGAAAGGGTTGGAAGAAGTTATAGATACTTTTTCTACAGAAGTTTTTTTAGCTCAAAATAATGCTAACACTTTTAATTTACCTAATGATTATTATTTAATAAATAAGTTATATTACTATTCTACACCGTTATTTACAGGGACTTCTACGGGTGTTAATATTAATCAATTATTAGATGCGGCGGCTACAGGATGGACTACTATTCCTGCCTCAGCACCAACACCACCGATTGGTAGTTTAGTAGTAAATACAACAACATTGCAAGAGGCTTATATAACAGGGGTTGTTAATACCACTACAGTTAATTTAAGTGCAAATATATTTACGGGTGTAGGGGAGAATTATGTTATTTATTCTAATACTAAAATTAGAGAGGTAGAAAGAGTTAATCAAAGCAAAATATTTTACTTAACAAACTCTATGTTAACCGCACCAAGTAAGACTTATCCAGCGTATGTTTTAAATGGTAATGTTATTACGGTTTATCCTTCTAATATTTTAAATGCGGGAGATATTAGGTCTCAATATATTAGATATCCATTAGATCCGAACTGGACGTGGCAAACATTAGCTGGAGGCGAACCTATGTTTAATCAAACTAATGTAAATTTTCAAGAGTTTGAGTTGCCAGATTCCGACGAACCTACATTGGTAGCTAAAATTTGCCAATATATAGGTATTGAGATTAGAGAAGAAATGGTATATCAGTTTGGTGGAAATGAAGAGAATTTAGATACTCAAGAAACAAGTTAATTATGTCATATATTACTGCTTATCAATATTACGAAAACAATCAGACTCCTCCAGTAGGAAGTCCTTCAGATGCTAATTGGGGTTCTTATCAATACGTTAGTTTGGAGGATATTGTAAATAATTTTATGCTGATGTATCAGGGTAATAATGAAATAATTAATAATATTAATCGTTATCAAGTACTATTTCATGCAAAGCGTGGTATTCAAGAATTGAATTACGACGCTATGAAAGAAGTTAAAATATTAGAATTAAAAGTATGTGATCAACTTAGGTTTATTTTACCTCCTGATTATGTAAATTGGGTGAGAATTTCTTTAATGAAAAATGGAATGTTATGGCCCCTAACGGAAAACATTCAAACTAATTGGAGTGGGGCTTATTTACAAGACCACGACTGTAGAATTTTATTTGATATTGATGGTAATATTTTAAAACCTCATGACTCTTACTTTGATATCCAAAGATTAGACGGTAGTCAAAAAAATATGTACACTGGCCCCGGAAGATATAATGGTCAGCTGGGTTGGAATATAGATAATAATTGGTATTTTGATTATGATATAGGAGGAGATTTTGGATTAAATACAGAAACCGCAAACATAAATCCCACCTTTAGTATAAATAAAAAAGGGGGTGTTATTAACTTTAGTTCAGGGATGGCAGGAGAATTTGTAGTGTTAGAATATGTGTCAGATGGATTGGAAAATGGGGACGATTCACTGGTAAGTGTAAATAAATTATTTGAAGAATTTATCTACGCATATATTAAGTTTTCTATTTTGAATGGAAGATTCGGGGTTCAAGAATATGTAGTTAATAGAGCAAGAAAAGATAAGTCATCTTTACTTCGTAATGCAAAATTAAGATTAAGTAATATACACCCTGGTCGCCTCTTACAAAATCTAAGAGGGCAGGATAAATGGATAAAGTAATATGGCAAATATTAGAGCCAATTTTATAGCGGGTAGAATGAATAAAAGCGTCGATGAGCGCTTGATACCACAGGGAGAATATGTTGATGCAGTTAATGTTAGATTAGGGTCTACAGAAACTACAGAGATTGGTGCAGTTGAAAATTCAAAAGGAAACAGTCAACTTACTTTTTTACAATATCAAGGGACTCCTTTAGCAGAGGCTACAACATCATGTATTGGCGTTTATGAGGATGGGATGCGAGAGACTATTTACTGGTTTGTTCATGACTCTCAAAACGCTGTAACTAATACTCCTTTAGATATGGTGCTTTCTTTTAACACTAACACTAATTTAGTTACTTATCATGTTATATCTATTTCAGGGGTTTTAAATTTTAACCCTAAATATTTAATTACAGGAATAAACAAAATAGATGATTTATTATTTTTTACAGATAATTTAAATCCACCACGTTATATAAATGTTACCCAAAATTATCCTGACCCGGTGGGAGGAGTAGATGGTATAGTGGAAGAAGATCTAAATGTGATTGTTAAACCACCTGGATTTGAAGACCCAACCCTCACTAACACTCCTTTACCGGTCCCTAAAGTTACGCTACTAAATGTGCCTGGGGACGCTAACTATATGGAAACTCGTTTTTTATGTTTTGCTTATAGATATAGATATGTCGATGGAGGATATAGCGCTACTTCATTATTTAGTATGCCTGCTTTTCAGCCTGGACCATTTAGATTTAGTTTAGATAAATATGATAATCAAGGAATGTTAAACCGATATAATGGGGCTTTAGTAGAATTTTCTACAGGATCAAAAAGAGTTGTTCAAGTAGACTTATTATATAAACAAAGTGGGTCTAATGTTATTTATGTAATAGAAAGATATAATAAAAAAGATTTAGCATGGCCAGATAATTCAACTCAAAATTTAACATTTAGTAATAGTAAAATATTTACTACTTTAGGTTCAGATGAATTGTTAAGGCAATATGATAATGTGCCACGAATTGCTAAAGCGCAGACTATACAAGGAAACAGATTGATATACGGAAATTATGTGGATGGGTATGATATCGTAAATCAAAACAAAAATAGTATTCCTATTGATTATCGTACAGACCATGTGGTTGAGGCTATTGGTGGGGTTGCCTTACCAAACCCAACAGGAAGTGCGGGTGATACTTATACAATTAAATCAGGAACCTCAATTATAGTACAAGACTCTAAACTAACTTTTGATTTAAGTTCTTTAGCCTTACCTATAAAAACTGGTGTAACCATGGTATTTTCAGTAGCTATTCAGTCAGCACCTACCAGTGACGTAGCCGGAGGAGTTAATCCAATAGTTTATGGGTCGGATGTTGATTCTTCATATAATCAGCCAACCTTTACTTTAAGTTGGACTTTTACAGCTAATACTACATATGCTTCTGTGGCGGATCTGGTTAATTCAGTTCCTTTTATAGAGGCTATAGGGCAAGCGTACCCTCCTTCTCAACCAATTATTCCTGTTAATTTATCTGGAAATGGAGGTACGGCAACTGACAGATTTAATAATACAATTGCCACTGTTATCCCTGGGACAGCTTCATGTGAGTTAATAAATACTTCTATTACTTCACAATGTTCTACAGCGGCACCACCAGCAACCGCATCATGTGCGCCACAGGGGTTTCGTGTTACAACCAGTTCTACTGGATTTTCAATACAGGTTCCTGCGGCCAGATATTATTCAAATCATGACCCTTCTGATCCAGGACAACAATTGGAGTACTTTAATTTTATTCCCTTTGATAGTGAGGTAGGATATCTTTTAACTGCCGACACATATAGTTTACATAGTAATAGAGATTATGAAACAGGGGTAGTATATATGGATGATTATGGTAGAGCTTCTACAGTGTTAGTGTCTAATGATAATACGATCTACGTTCCTCCTATAAATTCTGTAGATAAAAATACCTGTAGAGTAACTTTAAATAACCCCCCTCCTTATTGGGCTACTAAATATAAGTTTGTTATGAAGCCAAGTCAAGGGGATTATTTTTCAGTTTATTCTTCTTTATATTTTGAAGACTGTCAAGATGTAAGTTTATATTGGTTTAAGTTAGAAGGCGATAACACTAATATTGTTAAGACGGGAATGAATCTTATTTTAAAAAAAGATACACAAGGAGCTGCCAGTAGAGAGATTGTATGTAAAGTTTTAGATGTAAGAGGGTTTCCATCAGGTGGTGTGGCTCCGGATGGAGTAACTGATCTTTTATGTATTGATGGAGTAGGGGCTGATATAGTTCCAGGTGGTGTATATATGTGTATAAAGCCGGGTAATTTTAGCGCTGAATCAGGTGAGGACACTGTTCTAAATTTTGGGTTTAAAAAAGATGAATCCACTAACAAGAATGATTGTAAACCTTTTATTAGCTATAGTTTAAATTATCCTTCAGGCTCGGCAAATGCTGGGCAGCCATACGATTTACCAGCAGGATCATCGGTTAGAGTTCAAATTATTAATTGGAGAGGAAGTTATGGAAACAATTGTAGTTCAAGACGCTATGAGCTTGACTCGACATTTGGCGTTTCTCAACTTTACCCTGACTTTTGGTCATGGTGGAAAGGAGACCAACATGATTTTACTAATGGATACAAAAAAAGTATGAACGCGTCTCAATATACTGCTACTCTTTATTCTTCGGCAAACGCAGGTCCAAATACAGGATGCTGGACAAGTAAATTTTATTGCTACGGAGATAACACTCCTGGTAATACTAATGGTCTTTATTTTTATAATTGGGCTGGAATTAAAAGATGTGGCCCGGGATACGATAAAAGACCTGCACACGCTGAAACAAGATTAGAGGTTCTAAGAGGAGGGGAAATGCTTGCGTGGGAAACAGAACCAACTGAAGCGGATCCTAATTTATTTTACGACGCTTCTGAAATGATGGATATATATACTGATCCATCCTCTGGTATACGCTATCATAAAGCTGGATCTGGGCCCAATGATGTTGACCAGAGTGCAACCACGCCTTTAGAGACAACCTTAAAATTTGCAAATTGTTTTACTTTTGGAAACGGAATAGAAAGCTTTAGAATAACAGACTCTCCAGATGGAAGAAGTTTTGATTTAGGGGAAAGAGTGTTAGCGGTTTCTAATCAAGAGTTTAAAGAAGCTCATAGATTTGCGGGATTAACTTATAGCGGTGTGTTTAGCGGCGCTGCTAATAATAATAATCTTAATGAATTTAATTTAGGATTAGTTAATTATAAGGATGCTGAAACAGGATTTGGCCCTATAGAATTATTACATTCCCGAGAGACAGATATATTAACATTACAAGAAGATAGAATATCTTATATATTAGCAGATAAAAATGTTATTACTGATTCTACAGGAGGAGGAGCAATTGCCTCTGTACCTGAAGTTTTAGGTACTCAGATAGCAAGAATAGAAGAATATGGAATAAGTTTTAATCCAGAAAGTTTTGCATCTTGGGGGGCAGATATGTTTTTTACTGATGCTAAAAGAGGCGCTGTAATAAACTTACGTGGTACAGCTCGAAATAATGATCAGATTCAAATAGTTTCTCACCAAGGAATGCGCTCATGGTTTAGAGATCAATTTGCTGCTCAATTACAAACTCAAAAATTAGGAGGGTTTGATCCATATATGAATGAGTATGTTTTATCTACTAATAATACAGCTATTCCTTTACCTTCACAAGGAACTCCTTGTGGAACTACTTTAACTCAATCTAATGCTGTTAATAATTTATCTTACACTGTAAATGTAGGTAACGGTATAGGTCCTATTACAATTCCTTTTACAGTAACAAGTGGGCAAATAACCGTTAATGCAACATGGAATGGAACTACCTCTACAGTAGGCCCGACAGATACTAACGGATCTATTACTATAAATAAAACCTCTAATGCTCCCACTACTATAGACATATTAGTGGAGCCGAATATTAATTCTGCAAACCCATCCGCTGATTATGGAATTACAGTAAATTGCGCTCCTCAAGAAGAATTAACAATTGTAAGAATTGTATTGACATCTCCAAGTAATAATGGAGAATTTATACATTTTGCATATAAATATAATTTTGGATCTTATGTAAGTCCTCAAATTACCCAACAAGCTTCTTTTGGGACCTCAACTCCGACTGAATATATATCTCAAGTAGGAGTGAGATCTGTAGGAGCATTCCCTAATACGGGAGCAACTATTACTATGAAGACTATAAAACAAGGTTTTGATGACTTTGTATTTAATAGTGCGGAGGATAAATTTAAGTGGTTATCAACCAACACTCTATATACTAATACTGCTACAGATATGAATTTATTGTTATCTAATTCAGGTTTAGCGGATATGACACCAATATCTAATCCATCTTCTGGAGTATATCAAGCTTCAGTAACTACTACTGCAGGAAATTTCCCAGCAAATAGAAAGTATTTATATTTAGTATGGGATTTAAGAGAAATAGGAAACAGCGAGTTATGTTATGATCCAATTACACCGGAGGCAGCGTGCTGTCTATGCGCTCCAACTTGTAAGACAACTTGGTTTGGGCCAATGAGAAATTCTGTGGGAAGTGTGTGTACTACTAATACTAACACACAAGGAGCAAGCTTTAATTCCTTCCATGGTAATGGTAATAACATACCAATAGTAGGGGATGTAGCCTACATAGGAAGTACATGTTCTCCTATTACTAACTATGTGTTACCAGGATATTATATTGTAGACCCTAACCAACCTTCTGCAGCGCAACCTAAAAATTGGATTGAAATAGGGGTAAATGGAGCAGTAATAGATTCAGGTAAATGTTAAAAAATTAAATGATATGGCAACTTTAGGAACTTATTTTTATGATGGAAGCAGCTTTCAATTTGCTACAATACTCTGTACTGATTCGTCTCTTACTACTACTGCCCCTAATGGATGGTATTCTCAAGGTGGTATATATAGAGAGATGGCGGGTGGAATTTTAGGTGCACCTCAAACTTGTGCATCTTGTATTTATGCCTGTAATGACCCTGCAATTGGTTGGAACTCAGGTAGTTTTGGAAAATTCATAATTACGGTAGATGTCGGTACATCGGTAGGGGCTGTTATAGCAGAGTTTAATCTT